AAACAGACAACCAACGGTAACGGGTTCTCCAGATACAACAGCAGCAGGAAATGTTAAGATTGATTACAGAGATGCTCCTGTTGCAAAATTGTCCAGCTTTCCCGTAAACTTACAATTGTCTCCTCACTTTACTCTAGGCAAATTGACCGTGCAAACTCCTGCTGGTTCTCACTTGCTTAAGGCACAATATGGTTACACTGAAGCACAGCTTGCAGGAAACTTGCAGCTATTGGCTCTAAATGTATTAGAAAAAATATATGCCAAATATCCAGATATGACTGTCACAAGCTCATTTAGAACAGGAAATACAACAGGAAACAAAGTATCGCAGCACTGTAAAGGCATGGCAGCAGATATTCAATTTGCTTCTGCACAGCAAAATAAGCAATTATATCTTCAATATGCTCAGTGGATCAGAGACAATTGTGTATTCGATCAGCTATTGCTAGAACATAATAATTTTGGAAATAAACCATATTGGATTCACCTCTCGTTCGATCCATCTAAGACAAAACAGCGTGGTCAAATTATGACTTTGTTTAATAACAAGACCTATAGCCAAGGTCTAATATTCTTACAGGATAGCTAATGCCAGCAGTAGCAAGAGAAGGCGTTGATATTTGCGGTGGTGTCATTCAACCATCTGGATCAACAAAATTTAAAGTAAATGGTAGTCCAGTGGCTGTAGTTGAAGACGCAATAGCACCGCATGGAACTTCTCCACACAGTTCAGCCACTTTAATTTCTGGTTCTGGAACTTTTACTTTTGGTGGAAAGAAAGTCTGTCGAGTTGGAGATTCCGCTTCATGTGGACACACCGTCTCGACAGGCTCTTCTAATTTTTTTGTAGGTTCTTAATTTTCAAAAAAAAGTTTACTCGTATTCTCTTTACACTTATCGCCATGAAATCTAGCGAACGGACCAGGAGAAACTTGTTTCTTACAATGCTGACACCTAATCTTAGTTAATGGCGCTCTACGTCTGATTATATCATTTGGTTGATCATCAAAGACAAAGGCACGTTTATTTTCAATAATGGTAACATCAGTTGGCTTTTCAATGTCAATTTCTGGCTTCTTGCGTAAACTAAAGCCATGATTAGCAGACATCAAAAGAATAATAGCCAACGGATCAAACACAGAAACAATCATTAGGATCAAGGCACGAACAGTCTTATCAAAGTTTGCTTGCCCATCCTTACCATAAAACATTTCTGCAATGTAAAGAAGAGGACCAAGCTCAGACTTGGTTTTTTGTGCTGATACTTGTAGTGGCAATAGTTGCTCATTGATCTTATCAATATTTGCCAATGATGTTTGAATGTTGTCATTAAGAACAGCACGTTCTCTCTTTTGACGATTACGAACAACATTATCCTTAACATTCAATTCAGAGACAGTATCCAACTGATTAAGGCTTCGTTGTGAATTAGCAACGATGCGTTTTTCATTGTCAACCTTAGACTGAAGTTGTTGAACTTGAATCATAGAAGTTTCAGACGTGTTTTGATTTTGCAGATGTGCTTTTGACAAATAACCAAAGGTTCCCATGCTTGTGATAAGCATCAGGATAACCACAGCAAAGATCAAGTATGTTTTGATCATAATTGGAGAAGTCTTCCAGTTACTATTAAGCCAACTGACAGACACGACCTTACATGCCTCTAGCATTACCCCAAGGACAACGATTGACCAAAAAGCTCCAGAGAACAAGGTTGTCAAACCGACAACAGAATAGAATGCAGATACGACAGACAACAAGAGTGCCGCACCTAAAACAACGTAGTTAATCATTTGTTTTCCTGTAGGTTGGTTGGGCGGTGCATTATTACACCGCCCAAGTTCACTTAATAATTAATATAACTTTAACTCTTCACATGCAACAATAAAATCTTTAACCAACTTAGAACGAACGATGTCTTTCTGAGTAAAGATAATCGTTGAGAATTGATCAAGACGATCAATAACTTTAACGAAGTCTTTTAATCCTACACGTTCTTGTTCTTTTGTCAAGTCCGATTGTCTAAAATCACCAGAAAAAATAATACGACAATTATCACCAACACGGGTCATAATGGCAGACAGTTCTGCCCAATTCATATTCTGAATTTCATCAACAACAACAATACAATCTTTTAAGGTTATACCACGAACGAATGAGGTAGTAATAAATTCAACTTGTCCCTTTGCCTTTAAGAGACCATAAGCATCGCCACGATTAAACAGTTCACCGCAAATAGAATGATAAGGAAGTTCATATACTTTTTGCTTTTCTGCCACGCTACCAGGAAGGAAGCCTTGATCTCTGCTTTGAACAGCAGACCGAACAACAACAATCTTTTTATAATCTTCATCAGAATATAAAACTTCACTCAAACCAAGATAAAATGAGAGGAATGTTTTTCCTGTCCCTGCTGACCCGATAAGCAATAAATGCTGTCCCGAACAAAACTGATGGAATACATCAGCCTGATTTTCTGTCATAGGTCTAATGTCTTTTAAATCCAACCCCTTAAATTCTGTAGTAGGTTGTTGGGTTTTAGTTTGTCTAGGTTGTCTTGTAGTTTGCTGTATTTTTTTCTTTCCTGCTTTTCTTTGGCGTCTTGATGGGTAGACTGAAGATTCGTCTAGTTCGTCCGAGTATGCTAGAACCATGATAGCTCCTGTGCCTTAAGTTAAAGTTAATTCACAAGTTTCATAATAAATTATTCTAAGATGAACAGGTACAGCTATTTTTGTGTTCATCTTAAAAATCTGTTTATGGAGTCTTAGTTGTCATTCCATATTTTATCTGATTTTTCTTTACGGCTTCACGAACTTTAGTTGCTCGTATTCCTTTGTCGCCATATTTTTCTGATAGTGGTGATGTTGGGTTTGCTCTAGCTATACGCCCAAGCAGATCATTCATGCCAGCATCTGGCTTAACACGATCTCCATGACCACCAACCAACATCGGTGCGCCATTTACCATTCTTTCAATGTTTGGATTTTCTTCTAGATAGGTATCACAGGCAGAAATGCCCATAAGCTCTTCCCACTCTTCGCCTGTAGTATGGTTCTTAAACAAATAATAGGGCATCTTGCCTCGCTTCTGTTACTATCATATTTAGAGTTTAGGGGAGCTACAGAAGTAACTCCCCATTTACTATGCTTGTCTTGTCAAGAAATTTACACGAACACTCTTCGGATTGAAGAACCTCTTAATAACTTCTACGGCAATATTGATATCATATTCTTTACAAGAAAATACATCAATATATCCTTCACCCGTATTGTCACAAAAGTGAGCGATAATGTTACTGGTTTCAATCAATTGAATGACTGTCCATCCTGCCAAATGATCTGCGTTATGTCCAAAGTGAATAATCTGTGGTTCCCCATAAGGAATCATTTCAATCTCTTCAACTAAAGCTTTGGCAAAATCCCTGAGCGTATCAGGATTAGTAATTGCCTCTAGATCACATTCAGCACAATCAATTAAGGAGTGCCATCCCCAAAAGTTTCCCATCTATATCATTATCCTTTAATAATCTTCATCGTCTTCTGATAGTGCATCTATATCAAGTCGCTTTAGTGCGCTTTGAATTCGTTTTTCTTTACGGCGTTGTTGAATTTCAGAACGATCCGTTTGATATTCTTCTTCATCATAATCACTATGAGTATGATTTCTTGACTTGCCCACTTGTGTTACCTCTTAAAGATATTTTTAAATGCGAACTTTTGGCTTTGGACCTGGCTTGCGGCGTTCTGGTGGTCCGACCACTCCCTTAGCTTCAGAAACGAACTGAGTTTCGTTACTTGTCGGCTCAACGAATGGCTTAACTTCTTCCCGAAATGGAACGTTAGGCAACAAGCCTGGAAACGCCCTTCGTACCAATGCTTCAGTAAGATTGGGATAAGGCATCTTCTTATCTTTCATACCAATAAGAAGTTCTGCATCATCTGGATCGACAGTTTCTAGGATTTGAAGAAATATCTGTTCCTTCTTATATCTTGGAATGTTAGCGACACCATTTTTTTCAAAGATGTACAACTTCTTCATTTCACGATATAAGCGTCCTTGTGCGTCTGTGCTCTTCGGCAATCCACGATAAGGAGGCGATCCTGGAGGAAGATCAAATTGAATAGTAGGATCGTAGAAACACTTTAACATCATAATCATGCTCTTATTTTGTTCATGACTAGTTAAAATTTGTTGACGATATAGATCATTTGGCTCGTCTGAAACTGCTTTAAAAATCTCAGCGAGACCTGGTAATTTTGCCACTTTGCTTATCCTTAAAAATCGTTAATGTCTGTTAATAGGTTTTTTAGTTTGTATTTAATAAAATAATTGAAAAGCTTGCTTCTGCCTTTGTCGGCTTGTTCATTATATGCTTTTACAACATCTACTTCAATACTTTCTGGGATATAATCGAAATCGACCAGAGTTTGATTGCGCTTGAAATTCCTCATCATGTATTCATCACAAAACGATTCAGGTTCTTGAGCAAGCCACTCGACTAACTTCTTACTACTTATGCTTTTCTGACGGACACCTAAAACAAAGGTATTATCTTCAGAAAGAAAGTTTGGTACTCCGTCTCCAGAATCACCTCGAATGATATGTTCCTTCAAGAATAATTTTGGATTATCACAAACAATAAACTTCTTCCTAGTAGGATCATATTGCTTGATCCTAGCATACTGCTGTAGCTGAGAGAAGTCCTTATCACCCGATAAGATCAAAACACCTTCAGCATGATATTCCTTAACAAGGGTAGCAATAACATCATCTGCTTCTGCGCCCTCAATTTGAATAACACGATAGGGGAAAAATTCCTGAAGTTCATCACGAATACGCCCAAGTGTTTCGAAAATCATAGTCCAATTTAGTTCAGACTCTTCCCTATTCTTTCGACGATTTGCCTTATAATAAGGAAAGATTTCTCGACGCCAAGAATTTCTGGAATCACAGGCAACAATAAGTTCTCCATATTCATGTGAGAATTGCTTCTTGTTTGCTCTGATAGAGTTTAGCACCATATGACGAAGAAGATTTTCGTCTATTTCTGCATTATGGTGGTTGCCGATCTGCGCCATAAGGTTTGAGATCATAACCTGACTTAGGTCCAATATAATCATTTTTTCTCACTTTCAATCTCATCATTATATAGAAACAATAAGAAATGTCAACCCCTAATCTTCATCTTCATCTTCATTGAGTGCAGAAATAGAAGAAGGATCAAACGTAAACTCACTTTTTCCAGCTTCCATTTCGTCAAGATCAATAGCGGCATCAACTAATTTTTGAACAAAATGATCAATCTTTTGTGTTCGATATAGCATTGAAGTGATGGCTTCCGCGACCATGATTGAATCGCGGATACCCTCATCATCTTCTAGAACTGCATAACCTGCCATTTGACACTTAGCCAATAGCACACCCATAAGATCATCGACAATCATTTCACAATAATATGCCTTGGCATTTTCTGCCTTTTCTACGGCTTCTTCTATACTAGAAACCTGTGCTGCATCAATGTTATCTCGTGTTGGAAATCTGATAACATTTGTTGGTTCTGTCATTTTTCTACTCGCAATAGGATTACGTCTGATGTGATACGACCAGACAATTGAACTTCAGCAGCCTTCGACATATTTAGGTCTTTCACTATCTTCTTTAGTTGAGGCTTTGTAGCCTTTAGAATAGACGGACAAAGTTCTTCTGGTTTCCTGTAACGCTTTCGTATAGACAACGTTTCGTCATAGCCAAGAATGGTTGTACCCTTTACGCTTAGACCACCTTCACTGATATAAGCAGTGAATAGATTATACTTAGGATTAAAGGTCCATAGTTGCTTTGCTCCAACGATTTGTGCTGGATCAATAGAAGCAATCTTATATTCTGCATTTTCTTTAGCGTAACTTAGCTTTGAAACTACTTGAACGGAAGACTTGGCTTTTGGCTTACGGGGAGTACGGGTTGCCTTGATGACATAAGACATAGATTCTGCTGCCTTGATGATCTTGGTCAGAAACTCGATAAACCTTGTTTGTTGCGCTCGATTAATATGAGCATAACCTTCCTTTTCTTTCTTGGCATAAACCAACTCATCAATGACTGGCTTATAATAAGAAATGATCTTATTGGTTTGTGCAGCCTTAAGATCATGAGTCTTCATAAAGGAAAAAGGATCAAACTCACTATTATAATCATTGGTTGTAAAAGTATCAACCTCTGCTTCTAGTTCAGCGATAGCATTGTCTGTTTTTTCACGGATACGATCCTGAACAGAAACCACAGACTTAGTTGTAGTTGCTTCTGGAACCTTTACTCGTGCAGCCAAACTAGAAATTAGTTTTTCGTGAATACGATCAAGACTTCTTTGTTCAATTTCCGTACCATTATTAACAATACGACACATTGACATCGTAGTCATACCAATCTTCTTAAAATCAACACGACGAATATCATTCACCTGTTGCTTCGTGTAGATCGGATTTGCCTTCATATAAACCATGACCCAATCGATACCATCATTCAATTCGTACATATAATTGTACCAATTAAGGGCAAAGATCATTTCGCTTTGGCTGTAACCGTGCTTTACAATAGGTTCTGGACCCATGTACTTATCGCTAGCCAATTTGGATGCAAGCGATCCCATACGGATTGGCTTTTTATTTTTTGTACTCTTAATCATGATAAACCCTTATTGAGTTAAAACGGTGTTAGCCCAATCCATCCAATCAAGTTGTTCTGGATTTAAATTTTCTCCAGATCGCTTTCGACTTAGAAGATCACAGTATGTTTCTTCTACCTTATCGTTGCCGTCCCTCACAGGATCAGGAAACTTAAAAATTACAAACTCCATTTAGACCTCCTCATTCTATCCCTTAGTATATAGGAAGAAAAGGAGAAAGTCAATAGGTAAAATGCAGTTTAGCAAATTATAATGTTAGGGTCTTAGTTTTTCTGACCCTTACCATGATCCAAGAATTGTACCACTTGTCGCTTAATAGAACATCGTGGTCAAACTGCATCTTTGCTTCATAGTATGATAGTTCTGTTTTAGAGAAACACAGCCTAACGATTTCTCGTGTAAAGTTTTCTTTACCTAACTTAACAACATCTGCCGTTAGTTCATCACTCGAACCATAATAATCTAGCCAATCAGAATCAATCTGTGACTTTATTTTCTTTTTCTTTTTGATACCATTTTTTTGGGTTATGACTTTGTATTTTGTCTTACTAAACTTAGACAGCTTTTTTCCAATATATTTTCTATCGGTTAGGTTGTTTGTTATAATATAGACAAACCCTACAGTTGTTTCGGGCAACTGTAGGGTTTCTTCACCGTTGTATAACCACATGCAGTACCTCCATAAAAGAAGTACTTAGTCTTCCCAATCTTCTCCTGAAAGGAAGTCTTCAGAGTTCATTTCTGTGTTTTCTAGAATGGAACCGCAGAAGCAACAATACTCAATTGGAGCATTTGCTTCTGAGTTTGCGGGAACAATTTCAAATTCTGCATCACACATATTACAAGTAACTTCTGTAGAGTGCATTTGTTATCCTTTTAACTTTTTTAATTCGGTTATAAACTCATATCACTAAAGGTTGTAGTGTCTACGTCTTTCTTCAGTCCCCCAATAATATATTGGGAAATTTCAACTTCTTGTGGCGCTGTTTGAACTTCACTGCCACCGATCCACTTCTGTGTCCAAGGGAGGGGATTTGACTTTACACCTTTAACAGATGGAGTCAAACCAATAGCAAGCATTCTCTTGTTCGCAATCCAATCAACGTAATCGCATAGAAGCTCTTCGTTAAGACCAATCATAGAACCACCTTGGAACAAGTATTTAGCCCAATCCTTTTCTTGTTGAATGACCATATTGAACATTTGTCCAACTTCTTCAGCACATTCTTCTTTGATTTTTACAAAATCAGGATCATCCTTTGGAAGCAACTTAAGCATCTGTTGGGTAGAAGCTAGGTGGACATTCTCATCACGAGCAATGAACTTGATGATCTTGGCGTTGCCTTCCATTTGCTTTAGTTCAGCAAAAGCCCAAGAACACGCGAAGGAGACATAGAAACGAATACCTTCTAGAGCATTAACAGCATTGAGGCAGAGCCAGAGAGCTTTCTTGTGGTTGTATTCATTTTCAATTCTATTTGAACCACTATAAGGCGTATCTGCTCTCCAATCAGATTTCCAACCATTTATATCAATCAGATCATCGTAGTATTTGCTGATGTCACTGGCGCAGTCTGCAATTTCCTTAACGTCCAACATCTCGTCAAATACTTTAGATGGATCAGAATATACATTACGAATAATATGAGTATAAGACCGAGAGTGAATAGTTTCAAAGAATGACCATGTAATCAACCAGTTTTCAATTTCTGGTAGTGAACAAATAGGAAGAAATGCCTCTACAGGTGCTCTACCTTGAACGGAATCCAAAAGGATTTGACGCTTTAGGTTAGAAGTAAAGATATGCTTCTGTGCATCACTAAGGGTCTTGAAATCCTTAATGTCCTTTGAACAATCGACTTCCTGTGGTCGCCAGAAGAACCCCTGTTGCTGCTCAGTCAATTTTTCAAATTGGGGATACTTCTGTTTATCATAACGAGCAATATTTACCTTCGGACCAAAAAACATGGTGCTCTTAGTAAAGTCTTGATTATGTAGTTCAAATACTGACATTTTGTTCCTTAAATATTACAGGCGTCACAAATTTCATCATCAAGATCGCCAATGGCTAATGGTGCATCTTCTGATTCGTCTGAAGAGTTATCGTTCGTGTTAAAGTAGTAAAGTGTCTTGCCGCCCCACTTATAATGTAGAACAAGATGGCGAAGCAAGTCACTCATAGGAATTTCTTCGTTTTCATAGAACCTTGGATTATAAGAAGTATTAACCGAAATAGCTTGGTCAATAAACTTCTGTAAAACGGCAGCAATCTTTAGATAACCTTCTGGAGACTTTTGATCCCATAAGAGTTCATACTTATTCTTTAGCTTCTGGATACCAGGAACAACTTGCCTTAGTACACCATCCTTAGATTGCTTCACTGATACCAATGCCCTAGGTGGTTCAATACCATTAGTAGCATTAGAAATCTGAGAAGAAGTTTCACTAGGCATTAGAGCCATCAGAGTTGAATTGCGAATACTAAACAAATCAGCCCTGTTCCTTAATGCTTGCCAATCCATATTATAAACTGGTTCTGCTAGCTCGTCAACTTCTTTCTTGTACGTGTCAATAGGGAAAATGTGAGCATCGTATTTAGTTTCATTTGATTTTGAACATGCGCCAAACTCTTGAGCAAGATCAACAGATGCCTTGATCAAATAGTAAGACCATGCTTCTGCATATTCATGAACTAGATCAAGATTTGGATTAGAATAGTTACTGTTATTCTTAGCTAACCAATAAGCAAAGTTAATGATGCCAATACCAAGAGGACGACGAGCCATAGTGCTCTTCTGAGCAGCCACGACAGGATAAGACTGATAATCTAGCAAAGCATCCAAGGCACGGACAGCAAGTGTACATGGCTTTTCAAAGTCGCTTGGCTTCTTAATCTTGCCCCAGTTAATAGCCGCAAGAGTACATAGGCTAATCTCGCCTTCTTCATCACGAATATTATCAATTGGCTTAGTTGGAAGAGTAATTTCCTGACACAAGTTTGACATATAGATTGGTGCTTCTGTCTTGACGAAAGAACTATGATCATTGACATGATCGACATTCATCAAGTAGAGACGACCAGTTTCCTTGCGCTCTTGCATGAAAGCAGAGAAAAGTTCAGAAGCAGGAATTACTTTCTTTCGTAGCTTCGGGTTCTTTTCGGCTGCTTCGTACAAAGTTCTAAACTTATCGACATCAGTGAAGAACGAATTATACATATCAGGTACATCGTGAGGAGAGAAAAGAGTAATATTGCCATTTGTCAGAAGCCTTTCGTACATTACCTTGTTAAGTTGAATACTATAATCTAGGTGACGCACACGGTTATCTTCTGTCCCCTTGTTGTTCTTTAGAACAATAATGTCTTCAATTTCAAGATGCCAGAGAGGCACATGGAGAGTAGCTGCACCACCTCTGATGCCGCCCTGCGAACAAGACTTAACAGCAGACTGAAACAACCTGTAGTAAGGAATAACGCCAGTAGTGCTAGTAGCACCGTTACGAACAGGAGAATTGACAGCACGAATACGACCAGCGCCGATACCGATCCCGGCACGTTGTGAAACGTATTTTGCGATTGCTGACGTTGTTGCGTTAATAGAATCCAAAGAGTCTTCAGTCTCGATGAGCACACAAGAACTAAATTGGCGGTCAGGTGTCCGCACACCTGCCATAATAGGAGTGGGGAGACTAATATCAAACGTAGAAATGGCATCATAAAGTTCCTTTACCCACTTAATGCGGTCTGTTGTGTAATTTTGGAAAAGGGTCATGGCAATCAACATGAAAGCCATCTGTGGCGTTTCAAAGATTTGTCCAGTAACCCTGCTTTTTACTAGATACTTGCCACGGAATTGTTCCATAGCAGCATAAGTCAATAGGTTGTCACGATTGTGATCTATATAATCATCAAGTTCATCAAACTCTTCGACAGAATACATATCACCCATATCACGATCATAATAGCTCTGATCGCGCACTTTAATATAATGCTTCAATAGAGGTTCAGGCTCATATGTGCCATAAACTTGCTTACGGAGATGGTAGTTGATAAGACGACCAGCAACATATTGATAATTTGGCGCTTCTTCGCTGATTAGATCAGCAGCAGCCTTGATCAAAGTCTCCTGAATATCAGAAGTCTTCATTCCATTATAGAATTGAATCTTAGTTTGAAGTTCAATTTCAGATGCAGATACAACAGAAAGATCGGCACAAGACCAAGCAACGACACGATGAATCTTGTCGATATCCAATGGCTCTTTATGCCCATCTCGCTTAACAACATTAATGCTCATTCAGTTTACTTCTTTCTACTTTTGTATAGTCTAGCTTTACCTTTTTTAGGAAATCTAAACCATCATTTGATCTATAGTCGTTAATATAATACACTTTTGAAATTCCTGCAAGATAAATCAACCTAGCACAATGGATACATGGAGAATGTGTCACAAAAAGCACAGAACCATCTGAGGAGTCATTAGATTTAGCCATCTTCAAAATGGCGTTTTCTTCGGCGTGAATTACATCATCTGTTGTTCTACCATCTTCATTTTCGCATTTGTTGTCAGACCCAGATGGAGTGCCATTATAGCCAATGGATTGTATTCTTCCATCCTTAACTAAAATAGCACCCACCTGAAGTCTTTTTGCATAAGACAACTTTGCGGTTTCTTCTGCGATATTTGCAAAAAAATCTACAAACTTATCTTTCACATTACACACCATGACCAGTGTTTGGGTCACTATCTGGAAACGGAGGATAAATGATCTTTGGCTTAAAGGTAGCTATCTCGTGTTGCCTTTTAATATAATCTTTGCATTGATAATATGTCCATTTAGGTGTGGGGCGATCATAATAATCAATAATAGAATCGTACCAGAACCCTAAAAATCCTTTATGCTCTACCTTCCACGATCCATCTAGTTTTTCTTTAATTCTATACTTCTTCATCGTCAATCAACTTTCTCAATGTAGTCTTTTCTTCTGTTAAATCCCAAATCAATTTGGTTGTTTCATCCCAACCTAAATCTTTTATCAAACCATCAGGAAATTCTATATATAGCTCTCCATCGAGTCCTTCACAAACTTCGGCTGTATAAATGTTAGTCATCACTCGCCTTCTTTCATTTGTTTGGTGTGTTCTTTTTTCAGAACAGATTCTTTGAAGTTTACAAATATATCTTCGACAAACTTTCCATACATAAAAGCAAATGTCTTTTTGCCTTTGAAGTTTTTATTGCCGAGGTTTCTACTAGCCATCTTTCAATGCCTCAATAATATCAGGGAAGTGAATGCCAATAATTTCCCAGCAGCGGTTTACTTTTCTACGAATAAACCCGTTAATGGTTGGATTCGTCTTTGTAGTTATTTGCAATCTGCTCTTCCAATAACTCTCGCATATCTGGAAAATGATGCATTATAATATCTGAAATTTGTTCAGCAACAATTCTATGCTCTTTTTGTGTTGCTGGATGATGACGGACTAAAATATAGTGCCAAAAACTTCTCAAACTACCAGCCATTATGATAGTTGATTCAGTATTTCCTTCTGGCAATACGCTTCTTGCTATTTCCTTCGCAATACCATTATCAATAGCCCAGCGATAAGAGATGAGAGCTTCAGCCATAGACTTATGCTGCCTCATATTCCATTCTTCTTCGAGACGAGAGTCTTCAGTCTCTACTGAATTCTGACGATTCTTTGGGTCTTGAAGTCTGGCTTCCCGTGTGACAAATCCCAAATCCTTGGTAGGATCAGCGTAACGCTGGCTATACTCTTGGAATGAGAATGAACGATGACGCAAGATTTGACGTGCAATGTCCCTTGTTGTAGAAATATTCATAACAACGTGTACCATTTCTAATGGACTAAAATGTTTATTGTTAATTAAATACTTTACAAGTTTTCCTGCTGTTTGTGTATTATTTTGATTACTTGGGTTGCTTACTCTTGCACACCAAGCAACCAATTCGTTTGCCGTATTACAATCAGTAATAGCTGATGGTTTTGTGATACCAATCAATTCAACTTTAGACATTATATTTTCCTTAATGAACAAAAGATTCTGTTCTTAACTTCAGAATAACGAATACGAAACTTTAGACCAAATGCCTTATAGATATAAGTCCACTTCCACCAATAAATCTTAGACATGATACTTGTCCAATTCTTCTTTGTTATCATAATACCAAAATGCTGATGCTAGTTTATTGTAAGCATTTGCTGCTTCAATATCACCATGCATCTTACCATCAATCAAAACTAAATTATAATGCTCTGCTAGAGTTCTACGAGCAAATCCTACTGCTTCACTTATTGTCATTTTTTCCCTTTATCCTATAATAAATCATAATACCATACCAAGTTAGGTTCAGACTAGTGAGAACTATTGCACCTGCAAGTGACCAATACTTTTCCATAGTCCACATGAAGTACGCACCCCACAACTGACCACAGTAAAAGAACAAAGGTGTCAGCCAATAAGACCCTTTAAGTTCTTTATCTTTAAGCATTGTACGAATATTAGCTATAACAAAAAATGAGCCAACAAAGGCAAATCCACTATTGATTGCATCTACTACATTTGGATCGATCATTACTTTTTCCATTTTTCTAACGTTGCCATAGCCTCAAGTCCGCTAAACGTATTTTCCTTAACGATAGAATTTACATCTAGATTTATCATCACCATATCATTAATATCTTTTTTATCAATAGAAGATGGCCAAATAACTACCTTATATCCACGAGCAATTGTCTTAGCTATCTTTGCTACAATTTCTTTATTTCTAGGTTCATTATCATAAACAAAAACAGCAGTGTCTTTATTAAACCACGTTAAAGGAGCATCCGACCCAACCATGGCCATAGAATTTTCTAGGAACATGGAGTCAATTGGTCCTTCTGTTATATAGTGGGTCTTTGAAACATCACAGGTATCCATGCCGTATAGCTTTGGCACATCTTCATCAAGAATAATAGTGATGTAACGCATCTTGGAAGTTGAACTTAGACTTCTACCCTGATACCCATACATTTCTCCATTCTTATCAAACAAAGGAATAATGAGACGAGAATGCTCATGTTCTGGAGAAAGCTTGTTTGGTATCATACTATTTGTCCAAGCAACAAACTTACTACAAAAATATAATTTGTGATGATACTTAGTTGGAATACCTCTGCCGACCACATACAGTTTTGCAGGATGGGTTGGGTCTAGCTGCGAGACTTTCTTAAGTTTAGCCAAGTTTGCTGGAGGACGTTTAAATATAGGTTTTGGATTAGAAATACTAGGAGCATCTTCTTTTCTCTGGTTTCCATTTTGAAAGGTTTCCATCAAGTATTCTTTGTACATGAGTTGATCAAGTTCTTTTAATACTTTGGATATAGATTTTGTCACGCCACAGTTATGACAATGATAATGCACAGTGTCTTTCTGTGCATACATGTAACCACGAGCTTTGGTTTTGTTTTTTTCTGAATCTCCGCACAGATAGCAACGGAAATTGATTAGCAGTGGTGATTGATTCTTGACAACGAACTTGTCCAATCGTCCACGAAGTTGCATAGCATATTTAACGTCAACCCAATACATAACAAAATCCAATCATTAATTCAGCATCCAGTATATCAGGTGCTTATGTGATTGTCAAGTGATTTTTAATGGATGAATGAAAAAATATTTACTTTTGAAAAATACATGAAGGCAGCGCCGATTACACCAATTGCTATCCAACGCCATCTTTCTAAGACAGCAGTTCTTTTTTCTGATTCTTTATGACGCTTGTGCATGTCATTTCTCATATCTTTCATTTCAGACATAAGAGATGTCTCGACAGAAGTAATATCCAATTTAACTTGATTATGAAGATCATTAAATTTTTGTTGCATAACATTATTTTGAGCCACGATCTCATCACGACGAGCATCTAGTAACATATAAATTTCGTCGTCTGCTTCGTCGTGCTTCTTCAATTGAACCTCGTGTACAGCTAATAGCTGTTTAATTGAATTTGATACGTCTGCTAATTTTTCTATAGTGGTATCAAATCGTCCAAGTAACGAGGAGAGACCAGTTTGCTCTCTTTCAAGTAACGCGACTCTGGTCTCTAATTCAGCCATTACATTTTACCTTCTAATGCTTTTTGTGTTGTTATTAGCCATTCTTGTAAAGTTCTTAATTGTTCGGAGTTTTTTTCACAGATTCCGTAGTTTTCGACAACGATAGCGAGAGCGGTATTGTCTTTAATGGTTGTGGGGGTTGCATCAGAATAGCTGGCGGCGTTAGAACTATCACCGTTGGTTGCAGAGACGTTGTGGAGCTGCACCCAGCCAGTAGACATGAGATGGTCAGAAGGAACAACTGAGGTCGCAAGATTAACATAAACATATTCCTTTTTAGTAATAGTGACCACTTTATCAACATACTTAGTCACAACGGCGTCATTGTTTTTATTTATTTTTATTTGTGCTTCAGCTAATTTTTTATTAAGTTCAGCAACATACTTTGCTTCAGCTTGTTTAGAATGATCTGCACCTTTTAAGTATCCAAACGAAAATAAACCACCGCACAGAAGAGCGATGATTAATATTCTATATGGAAGAGGGATTAGATTAAACAAAGACATTACTTAATACCGAGACCATTAATGCGTCTCATCATACCAGTTAAGTCTGTATTGTTTTTTTGATAAGCAGCGTTATCATCTTTATACTTGTTTCTAATTTCTGGACGAACAACAACGGTCTTCTTATCATCACCTGTACCAACTACACCAGCAGTTGAAGTCGCTGGAGCACCGCCTACTGCGCCATCTTCTGCCAATATAAATTCTACGAAAGACATCATTGTTATTCTCTTTATATTTTTGCTAAACATTCTTCAACATATTTATCAGAAGGAATATCTGCACTGATTAATGTTTTAGGAATGAACCCAATATTTTCTATTCGACTTGGCATATAAGTTAAAAATTCTAGAAAAGGCTTAAGCTCAGAATGCATATTTGTCATTTTAAAAAATAACATTCTTGTGGCAGGAAGAACACCAAATACATTATAAATGATAATGATATGGTTTAAAATTAGACGTTCTTTTAACTCACCAGTTTCTTTATAACGTTTTAAAAGTCTCTTAATATATCTAAACCTGTTTAAATCTTCAAGAAACTCTTGAGTATCAAAACATTGTGGATTATCATAATATTTTGCGGCATATAATAAGAAATTGGTTTCGTCTAATTTTTCATTCATAATATTGCTTTACTAGTTACAAAGTAGAATTGGAGGAGATATTAATAATATTTGACATATCTCCTCCAATTTTATATTAGGTATTAGCGAATACGGTATTTTCTGAGTCAACAGTTGTGTCCATGCTACGAATATAAGCAATATTTTCATATTGAACACGATTAGCACGACCACCCAATGTTCTTGTAGTAAAGGTTGAACTTAATACTGCTCCAGTGTTTCCACTTGTAGTCAAGTTAGCAGAAAATGTTGCGCCAGAACCACCAGTAGCACCACCAGTTGCATTGGTAACAGCAACAACAGCAGAAGCATTAGCAGCAGTGTTTGAAAACAATCCACGATTTGTGAAAGTGAAACTTAGTGTGCCACCAGTTGCATTTGTTGAAACTGAAGCAGTAGCATTAGAAATACCATTAGAAACAGTAAAGATATCAGTATTGTTATATCCAGTTGCAGTACCAGAAACAACAATTAAATTTACTCTCTTTTGACGAGCAAAGGCAAGTGAAACAGCAGCGGCATTAGTAAAGCCAGAGCCACCGTTTGTTACGGAAAAACTTACGATGTTTGATGTGGCGTTAGTAGTTATGGTAGCTGAACCATTTGAAGTTCCTCCACTGATTACAACTGTTTCGCCGTTGGAAAAGCTAGTAGTATTAAAAGTAGCATTACTAGTACCAATAGTAAGCCCTGTAACTGGTCCAGTTCCAAATCTTACGTTAACCCAACCAGGAGAAACTCCTTTACCCTTCACGCCAGCTTGTTGTGTTTCATTGGTTGTTACACCAAATGTACCAATAGCAGACAATGATTGGAATGCACCAACAGTTGTATTGTTGAACGATGTTATTGCACTAGGCATAGCAACACTAGTTGTTGTAGCAACGTTACCAGCTCCAGTTATATTCTTCTTTGCAACTCGGTCTGACGTAACAGTCGTAGACTTAGGTGCGTTATTTTGATAGTCTGAATTACCCCATAAGGCCATGTTTATCTCCTATGTTTTATTTATTTAGGTTGTTAATAACATAGGTCGAGACTCTGTTACGGGATCGACCAATTTCACTATTGAATCTTGAATGTTGTAAGTTGGGGAAGTACGAAGTTTAATTTGATGTACTTCCCCAGACTTTAGTTCTTTCACTGTTTCTCCAACACTATTAGTAATGGTAGCAGCATTAGAAATAGTGAACATGTTATTCTTTTTCTTGTGACTTTGCGTTCTTTTGGAAAGCAGCGATCTTAGCTTCTTGACGAAGATCACGATTGGTAGCCATAATTTCCATGATTGAACGCTCAACTGCCTTATTACGGCTGACAAGAGTATCTGGAGTTACCCGTTGTGTTTCTTCCTTACGAAGCTTCTTGAAATCTTCAGCATCGATCTTATTAGGATCACCAGCAAGCTTTGCAATTTTCATTTGCTTAGGTGAAAGTTTCTTTTCTTCGCAAGAAGCGCACTCTTCTTCGAATTCAATCCCACCTTTGGTAAGATTTTTAACAGCTCTTCCAATACCTATTGAGCGTTGTGCGTGTTTTCTATTTAAAGCGTTTCTATCTTCACGATCTCTAGGTGTTGTGCCTGTAGTTGCGGCTTTTTGATTAATCTTACCAATGCCATGAGCAAGAGCACTTTTACTTGCACTGGCGCTACCAATATAATCACCATAAGTTTTGCTTGACAACTCATCAACCTGTTCGGCTTCTTTTTCAACTTCTGGCTTTTTCTTCTTGCCTGTTGGAGTATATCGAGCTGCATAAGCTTGACGACTTTTTTCGCCACCAGCTAACTTTTCTTCGAGTTCAACTTCTTCATTCTTAGCAGTATGAAGAGCAGGACCACCGCCTTGACCTTCTTTCTTAGCCTTTTCATATTCAGCCTTACGCTGATATGCTGGCTTATCTAAATTTTTACCCATCCAAGGTGCTTTATCTTCTGATACTTTATTTGCGTGATAATTAGCAGTAATTGTAGCATCTTTTTTATCATCGCCATGATATGAAACTGGACCTTCGCCCATATGCTTGCCCTTGGGATCATAATGGTGAACTTGATATTCATTATAATCTTTACTATAACGAACTTCATGACGACGACCGTCTTTACCTGTATGCGTAGAAACTAAACGAGTACCTGCAATTGGACTAGGTTTACGCTCTTCACCAAGTTCAACTTCTTCCTTACGAAGAATCTTTCTACCCTGTTGTAGCTTACCTTTTACATAAGCTCTTCCGCCATCAGAACCAATTCTAGCAAAAGCTTTTTCAAGTTCTGGATTTCCAAAATTATTTTTCTGGATACCAAGTTTAGTAGTAGCAATATTCTTCTTCAACTTATTTTCTCTTTTAGCCATACCTTCTTCAAGATCGACGCCAGAATACTTGGCTTCAAAATCTTCGGCGGTCATGGTTTCGATATCGTGTTCTAGTTCTTCTTCTGAAAATGACATGGTTCGTCCTTTTAATTAAAATTTCTTACTATTTATGATTTCTTGGAGGTGGCTCTGAGCATCCAACCATGCTTCTTATGGGTGTCTGTTCTGTCTTGTAGGAAGTTTGATAGACCAATTTCGTTGGCATCATTAGCAGCTTCATATGCTTCTTTTAGTGTATTAAGTACAATTTCATTATCTGCCAACAATCTTGAAAACATTGATCGGGCATCTGGAACAGTAGTAGCGTCTTCGATGTTTGTTAGTTCTGAGAAACGAGAAAATGAGCCAGGAGAATATTCATCCAAGGCACGAATGTGTTCTGCGATAGCATCTGTGGCTGACCAAAGCTCATTATATAATCCATCAAAGAATGAATGGTACTGAGGAAAGTCTGCGCCTTCTACATTCCAATGATAGTTATGAGTTTTAAGATACATAGCAAAAGTATCAGCTAAAACAACTTTTAATTTATCTGCAACCACTGACATTATATTCTCCTACTTAATTTCTGTTTTTTTAGCAAGTTTACGAGCAATTCTTTTTTTCGCTACTTCTGGATTTGGTTCTTTTGGAGGAGCTTTTAGGTCTTCGTATTCCCTGTCGCTAAATCCAAGAACCCTCTCTAATGCAAAAATTTGTTTAATTCTTTTCATGGCTCTTCTTCTCTTTAATTGAGTTTCGTCACCATCAAGATCGTCCATGCCAATATCAACACCAAACTTACTTTTACCTAATGCGCTATCAGTTGGAGTAGGAATAACTGCCTCAGTTACTCTAGCAACATGTTCTTCAGCGCCACGACGAGTAGTGAAAATAGTAGGCTGACCAATAGGTTTACCAGACTTACTATGCTTACGAACAGCATAACGAGTTTTTTCGCTACCAGGATTTGTTTCGGTAATTCTATGTTCTTCTTCTATATTCGTCTTACTTCTGGCAAAAACTTTATTGATTACGGATTCCATCGGATTGATGATAATCTCATCGGGTTCTTGTCCAGACGCAGTTCTTACGATTTGACCAGAAGCTTCAAATCTACCTTTAATAATATCCGAAAATTTCTTAGCCATTGGTTCGCCTCTACGAAATGATTTTAGTTATTTATCTTTATTAAAATCCAACAAAAAAAAGCCCCCCGAAGGAGGCTTTAGATTAAATCCACCAATAAGGAATATCTCGCTTAGTGTATTTTTTTAAATGTGATTTGCCTTTAACATAATAATTCCTATAATTAATCATCGGATCATCA